TTCTGCCGCCGCCTGTTTATAGGTTTCCAGCGCATCCTGCATCTGCTGATACATAGCGGCCATTTGCTGAAACTGGGCCGTGTCCGCGCCGTTCACTGTGGCGGATCCGTTCTGCATCATCGCATCACGGGAGCGCTCAAGCCGCTCCAGTTCTTCTTCTGCATTACGGATATGAATTTCAAGGAGCTTCCAGCTTTGGGAGGATTCATTTACGCCGAGCTCCTGCATCACATCGCGCCGTTCATACAGTTTGAAAAGAGCCTGTTCCGCTTTTTCAATCTGGCTTTTCAGCTGGGTAAATTCAGACGTTTCAAAGGTATGCCCACTCATCTGATCCATCTGTCCCTTGAGTGTAGCTAATTCCCTCTCCGCGTCTTGGATGTTCGTGACGAGCCGCTGGTATTGTGCGCCGGGTTTCACACCCGCCGCTTCTGCATTGCCGATCTTGGCAAGATCAGACACAAGGGACTGTGCTGATTTTTGTACTTCACCCATCGCCCGGTCAAACTGTCCAGCACCGAGGTACTGGGTAAATTTTGAACCGGCTGACTGAGCCGCCGCACCCATGTTTTGAAGGGCAGTATTCATGGATTGCACGGCGCTATTCATGTTCTGACCGGTTTGATTGACCGAATTGTTCAGACTGTTTACCGCGCGTTGCATCTGCTGGGATCCACGCTGAAAACCGGTATTGTCCAATTGGGTATCAATAACAATCGAACCATCCGCGCCGTTCGCCATCTTTACTCACCACCCTCCGAATCTTCGGCTATAAGATCGTTGAACATGTCAAGCAACTTTTCTTCCGCTGTGCGCGGTTTTGCTTCTTCAACGTCAAGCGCCATAAGCGCTTTATTGTTCTGCATAAACTCCCGTTCATACTTTTCCAGCTTCTTTCCACGGGCTTTTTTCTGCCGGATGGAAAGCACCGTCCCGAACAGGGATTCTGCGTCAATGGATTCAAAGTATCCCATGAACGTCCACCAGTGCAGATATGGAACAGCCCGAACCTCAAGCCCCGCCGCTTTATTCACGGCGGGGAACATGAGGGGTTCATCCTTTATCCAGTTGAACGTTCGCACCGGGGGCCGCTTTTCTTCCGGTTTTCCGCATCCGATAAACCAATACACCTGTTCATAGGCTTCTTTGTAATCATCATAGGGAAGCTTTGAGAAGTCTACGAACATGCGCCGGAGACAAACAAGCATCTTTTCCTTATCGGAAAGGTCTTTGTCTGCAAACGCCTCAAAAATTCGCAAGATATTGCGATAATCAGTGCGGATCCGGTATGATTTCCCGTTAATCGTTAGCGTTTTCGGCAGTTGCCCCAGCATTTTCACTCACCTCGTCTTCGGCCACATCGTCAACGTACTTGGCAATACGGGCCTGTGACAGGGCGGCTTCTTCCTTGATCTGGGCGGTAATGGCCTCGCCAATGGCATTCAGCACACGTTCCACAAAGAACACGCCGCCGATGGAAGAAAAAGGACTGCGAGTCTTGAAGATCTCGTCCGCTTCATCCATATCCAGAAGGGCGTTAATCCGCTGTTTGATTGCGCCCTCAACTTGCTTGAGAACAGCCCATCCGTCATCGTTTTCATCCGTGTTTCCGTCCGGGTTCAGATTCACCCGTTCCAGCGGTTCAACGATTTTCGGAAGATCCTCGGTCAGGGCATTGAACCTATCCATGATTGCAAGCTCGCCCGTGCGGAAGTGCAACCGGCAAATCACTTTGCCATAGGTATTGACCAGAGTAACCTCACGTGTACCGTCATCAACGGCAAATACGCTCTTGCCGTCCGGCTTCGCGTTCTGAGGATCAATCTTCTTTACGGGACGGGGAAAAGGTACAGTAGCCATAGTTCATCCTCCTTCATGTTTTTGCAAAGAAAGGGACGCGGCCACTTCTCGCGTGTAGCCGCGTCCCGTGCTCTTCATCGCCTTATCAGGTGATATCGGTGATGGTGGCCTCGTTGGTAGGCATATCGTAAACAATCTTCTTCTTGGTGACAGCACCAATAGGATAGATGTTCACGGGGATAGCCCAGCCGGACGTATCGCCGCCCACGGACTGCGGGACGAAATACGCCTGACGGATGTACACGAAACCGGTCATCTTCTTGGTTTCCGGGTTCGCCGTGGTGAAATGAGCCTCGGCAAAATAGCCCAGAACGCTGGCTTCATCGTACTTTTCTTCGATAGCAACCTCGGCCAGATGCTTGTACATCTTGCGGGAGGGGTCGATATAGTACGGATCAACGCCAACTTCGGGTTCATAGCCGGAATGGGTAACGGTGGTTTCACCGAGAACGTTCTTGGACGTTTCAACGTCCGGGTTCAGTTCCTTGGAAAGATCATCGTTATCCTTGCCCAGCGCCTCCCACGCGCCAGCGGCGGCGGTATAAGTGACAACCAGAATGTCACCCTTCGCCGCGTCACCGGTAACGGTCAGGCCGTACTTAGTAGCAATATCCGTAACGGCATTGCCATTCAGCAACCAGCCAGTACCATCATAGGTGAACACGTATTCACCGGAAATCTGATTCACCGTAGCACCAAAGGTTGTCGCAACGATAACACAGTTGGTGATGCCGGTAGAATCGCCAATGTCAACGGTTGCGCTCTCCGGGATCGCTTCACCAGTCCACGAGCCAAAGAACATTACCCGTTCACGAGCGTACTTAGCCATTTTTACTCCTCCAATCGTTAATCCGGGATTTACATAGACCGTGCCGGTATCGGGGTCATAGTATCCCATAGTCATATGCCATGTACCGTCCTCTATAGCGCCAAATTCGGAGGACAAGTACAGAGTGCCTTTAACAACCCGTGCATACTGCATTCATACAACTCCTCCCCCCCCTTATAGGGCCAATTCATAGGACACTTCAATCTGGATCTGATACCGTGCGCTGTCTGTACCCGGCGCGTGTACATACTGTGACAACGTAGGCTTGATTGCTGTGACGCGTCCTTCATTGATGCGAGGGAAGTTGCGTACCGCATTTTGCTCTATCATCCACACAATCACGTCCTGATAGAATCCAAAGTTCGCAATGTTCTGTGCTTCATCCGCGCCCCATTCCTGCCGGGTTGCAAAGATGAAATTCATAACCTGTTGCTTTCTCGGAATGTCTTCACCCAGAACGTTTTTGCGGTATGCAATCGTGGACGGAACCGAAATCAAGCTGTACTCAACCGGTTCCTCTGCAAGATAATCCACGCGAAAATGATTCTCCGGCAAAAGTGCCGGACACCCTCGGAGCCATTTGCGGAGGTGTTCAACATTATTAACTGTTGGCAACGCGGTTCGCCTCCTCCACAATATCCTGCAAGTGGGCCGCTTTCATTCGTTCAAACCAGAACGCGCCCGCTTCGGGATTAGTATCCTGATTGTATTTGAGGGCTTTGCCTGTAAGGTGCTTCTTCTGACCGGGCGGGGAAAAGAACCTTGTTGGAACGCCGGAATCATCCTCGAAAACCGGGATGTTCGGCCCCATTACCATACCGTAATAGAGATAACGCGCGTAAGGCGTATCATAGATAACTTGCCCGCCGCCCGGAGGGGAAGCCCTGTAAGGACTCGTTGCCAACGTACCCGTTTCAAAGGGTACATACGGGATGGAATAGCGGATCACCGCGTTATCAATTGCCTGTTGTACGCGTCCGCCCGGTTCAAGTCCCTTTGCCGTCAGAGGGTCAAAGTTCCAATGGAAATCCGCTTTAATGACGGTTGCCATTAAGCCCCCACCACCCTCCAGTGTTTAGCATTTGGGGCTCGGCGGTTATCGGTTACACCTTGAATCGTAAACGCGATATCCGGGTAAGCCTTGTGCGCCTGTGCAGGGGATTTGATTGTATCCGGGACAACGCCTTTCACAATCACATCACCCTGCCGCAGGGTGAACAGCCCGCTCACGTCATCCGCCGCCGTGTAGCTTGCCGGATCGCAGTACGCCTTTCCGCTGAAATCAGCATCGAGGGGTATGCGTATGGTAAACTGATTCGTAGACTTCAAACCGGTATCGCCAATCGCCGTTTTCACGGTTCCATACCATGAAATCCCGCTTATCACGGTCTTTTCATATACGGTGCAATCCTGTTCCTGATCCAGCCGCGCGTTAAAGAGGGTCAGCGTATCTCCGCATAGCTTCATCCGCGAGCCCCCCTGTACAGCAACGGCACTCCGTTGTCATCCACTTCACCGTAAAGCATCGCCTCAATCTGCTTTCGGATCTGCTTTGCGGTATCATCGGCGCTCAGAGAATGACCATAAGATTCGCTGTACCCGTCCGTATTGAACGAGGTCATCTGTGGGTTGGTGGCTTGTGCCTCCGCGCCTGTGGCCTGTTCCATGTTCATAATGCATACCATGCAGAGCTTGACGGCATCCGGCACGGTTTCCATGTTTTGAACACGGGAAGCGGTCAAATAGTCAATCTGTTTACGCGCCTTAAATTCCAACGGAGGAAAGGCGGTCTGACTGGCAGAGCCGCCATAGTTCACGTATTCGTCATACGTTAGATAGGCCGTATGTGCCATAAGTCAAACCGCCTTTCTTAAATCATCAGCCCAGAGAAATGATCCGGGCAATCGGAATGGTCTTGTGGTCAATGTACTTCGTGGTAGAACCCGCAGACTTGACCAGTTCCCAGTTCGCGCCGGTTTCCAGTTCCGCGTTGGTGGGAGAGTTGGAAGCCATGCTCGCCTTGGTGAAGGAAATGCCAAAGGGAGCCCAGCACTTGCGCTGACGGCTGTACAGGAGATCCTGACCGCCGTTGGTAGCAGGATTGCGATCCATCTCATAGGGAACCTTCGCGCCGCAATCGGTGTACTCAATAGCGCCATCGCCCAGAACATACGTGGTGTACGTGGGCGCGGAGCCGGAGGTGTCAACGGGCATGGAGTCATCCACCAGAACGAGCCGCCCGTTCAGATCGGCAATGGCAACCTCCCTCTGCATACCTTCCGCATCGTTGTACTTCCGGTAGGTCAGAATCTGGATGTTCTCCAGATGGGTAGCAACCGCGCTGTGCATGACAACGAGGCTAAACTTGCCCTTCTGGTCACCACTGGCCTTCTGAATAGCGGTATTCAGAGAAGTAGCGTCCATCAGGCCCAGTTCGCCTTCTTTGTTGGTGATCGCGGTGATATCGTGGGTGTGACCGTTGACAAACTTGAGGTTCGCCGTACCGGTCATACTGAAAATGCCCTTGAGGATGGATACAATGGTATCCTGATCAATTTCATTCCAGTAATCGTTGACCTGTTCGGCGATGTTCTCCATGAAGTTTTCGCCGGTCATATCATAGGAGAAATCCAGTTCACTCCACGCGGCGGC